CCCTGCAACATTCCTTAACATCGGGGCATCTTATCAGACTCATCAGGTTTGCTAATGTACCAGGGGCTTGACAAATGCTCTGAATGTGATTAGAATAGGTTTGTTCCCAATGAAGATAAGAATATAAGCTCTTATATTATACTTTAAAGAGATGCCGTAGGCATACCCCGAAGGGGTATGAGTTAGATATATTAAAGCACATCTAGATGGTGTGGGAAGGGGTGAGTGGGGTGAAGCACATATTCTTGCACATAAGGCGGGCTATATGCTGTGTGTGCTTATCTAGAACGTATGCACATATTCTTGCACATCTAGATGTGTATATGTGTGTACTAGATCTAGATGTATGTGTACTAGATCTAGTTATGATATGTGATGTGTGCATCTCGACGAGATGTAATGAATGACGCGCATCTCGTCGAGATTAATGATAATGATGCGCGTCTCGACTAGATTTTATTCAGAAATTCTTGAAGAACACGAACCCATCTTCGAAATCAAAATCATAACGAAGATTGGCATTCCAGGTAGCATCCCAATCAACTACCACGAACGAAGGAGCATCAAACCCATAAACATTGGTGGTAAACTCTTCAGCAAAGTCTGCCTCAGAATCATAACGACCATGATATGCTTCCTCAAAGTACTCCAGCAGCGACTCATCATCGTGCAGTTCCAGGAATGCATTCACCGCATCTTTGCCATGCTCTTCAGAGAGTTTGGAGTACAGTTCCTGATACTCTTCGGAGATCTCATTCTCCTCCAGAGTATCATTGTTGATCAGACCCTTAACAGTCAGCAACTCAGTGTAGAATTCAGTATACTTCAGTTTACCTTCGATTTCATACCCACAGGCACGAACAATATCAGACATCTTGGCATCTTGTGCCTGCAGTTCGTTGACTTTGGACAGGAGGGCGTTGCCAGTCAGCATGGTTGGTGTCTCAGGAACAAAGGTAATGTAGCAGGGTTGGGGGTCCTTTGCAACCCCCCTTGTGCCAGTTGTCAGAGTGTCACAAGATCACTGAAATCCTGGCGGGATCGTTCCTTTACGATTACCCTATCTCCACCATAAGTCTCACCCCAATACTTACCTTCTTCACCTTTCCACACAATGTAACCCTTGGCAAGTGAACAGATAGACTTCAGAAACAAATCTTCCTGCCCTGTCTTACTATCATACCCATCAATGTGAAGATTTCCATCTTCATCAGTATTGGTATAAAATCCAAGTTCCTGAAGAATCTTTTCAGCATCCTTACAAGTCTCATGATAGTTCCATTCCATCCATGAGAACCAGCAGGACTTATGAGGACCATACTCAGGTGCCTTATCCTTATCGGGATAACATCCACCTCGTTTCTGACTGTTAGGAACAGTATAGTTTAGTACACACATGTCCTCATAAGCAGCATCCAGATTCTCAGCAGGAATCATGAAGGTGCTTTCTTCAATGCTGACGTAGTAACCCATGATGATGTGGTGGTTGGTTGACTTCTTAAGTATAGGGGCACTGTAGGCAATCCTAGGTGCCCCTTGTGCCAGTTTGAGAATTGGTTGGTTCTATCAATACCCAGCAGTTTCCAATGCTTTTCTAATCAGGTCGATTTCATTATTCCAGGCATACATACCATCCAGACTATCCAACCTTGCTGCCAGTGCCTCAAATGTCATCATTACATCTTCCTTTTTGAAATCAGTTTCCATGGTGTCGGGTGTGTGTGGTTGACTTCTTAAGTATAGGGGCACTGTAGGCGATCCTAGTGCCCTCTTGTGCCAGCTCGTCAAGTGTCCTTGCCAAACTCCTTTTTGAGTTGTTCAAACTGCTTACGACGATTTTCTTTTTGTTGCTCTTCTAGTTCCATTCTCTTTTCATATTCCTCATCAGTTTCAAGTCGGGTTTTGTAGAGATAGTATTCTTTTTCTCCATCATAATAATCATAATCAATACCTTCCCAACCATCTTTCTTGCACTTTTGGAGAACAGAAATGAGAATGTCTAATTTACTATCAAACTCCCCATACAAGTAAAAATCTTTCCTTTCTTTGATTGTAATGCGTGAGCGAGTTCCCATGGTGTTGGTGAGGTGAACGATGTAAGTATGGCAGGGATCCTGAAGAATCTCAAGACCCCTTGTGCCAGTTGTCAGACCGTCACACCATTACAAGTTCAGGTGCCTTTTCCACCTTAAAGGAAAACAAAGGTCCGCACACAATAGACATACCCTCTGTGCCGAATTCTTCAATTACCTCCCAGGTCTCATGTTCAGATTTGATGATCACAGCACCGTCCATTTCTGGATCTTCCTTGTGAGCATTGAACACTCCAAGAGCATACCCAATGGTGATAGAAAAGGATTTCTCATTAAAGAAACCATGTTCATTCTGACCGAAACCGATGACGCGATAGGTGGTTTGCATTTGGTGTCTCAGGAACAAATGTAATGTAACAGGGATTCGGTCAGGGCACAAGGGGTCTTGTGCCACTTGTCAGACCGTCACAGTTTCTTTAAGTTGCTCCGCAGGATAGTTAAAGAGTTTGTTGATCCTTTCAACTTCATTCTCAAAGAACTCCATTGCCTCCAAAGGATCAATGTCATAAGTGTCAGCAAGTTCATCAAGTTTCCACCTCAGGTCATCCATCTCCCAAAGTTGAGTGAGAATGAACAAACGAACTTCGTGCTTTTGCGACTGCTTCATGGTGTTCCTCTCAGGGACGAATGTAATGTAGAACGGATTGGGGAGCATTGCAACCCCCCTTGTGCCAGTTGTCAGACCGTCACACCTCATTCATAACTTTAAGACGACGCATAATATCATACACTTCCATATCGTCCATATCCACACTGTCCATATCTACAGGAGCGAATTCTTCCAGATTAATATTACCATTTGCGTAAATCGGAGCATAATACAGTTCGTCGCCATCTTCCTGGGACAAAGTATAAACACAACCGTGATTGGTGGAAGTGAGGAAAATCATTGGGATTTCTCAGGAACGAAACCAACATAATCCCAAATCAGGGCAGGATCAAGGGGTCTTGTGCCACTTTGAGAATTGTCATATCATTATATCCAGACACCAAAAAACCCTCATATTTTTGACACTTCAAAAACACGAGTTAGTTATATTCTATTCCGACCGCATTTGGTATATCGGGAAACCTATAGTTAAACCCACTTAACCTATTAAACTAATAGCACTTAGTTTCTTATATCTGTCAGGTTGATTCTTTATCCCGTAGGAGAATTCAAGAGCTGCTCTATAATATAATGATCTAAGTGCTATTATTTATATAACTTTGTGCCAATTTTTGAACTGTCACATTACATAAAGGGATCTAATTCTTTTATGCTAGTGTGTACATCTTCGTCACCTTCTAACTGCAGAAGGTCTTTCCAATCCATATCATGCACATCTAGGTCATCATAACACATAATATCTAATGTAACACGTACTAGGCGTTTCTGTGCTAACATGATTCTCTCGTATAATGTGTACTAGATTGTATCATGCATAATGACGATATGCAAGTGCTTCGAGATCATGTGAATCTCGTGCATAATCCTCGTCGAGTTCCTGTGTATACTCGTCGAGATCCTGTCCATAATCGTTGCTGTATGTATAGTCGAGATCGTAGTCGTCGTACATAACTCGTCGAGATTGTGTGAGTACTAGATGATTGTAGCACATATCTCGACGAGATGCAAGTATGATGCTCAGGTCTCGTCGAGATTATGATAATATATATGTGTTCTCGTCGAGATTGTAATATAATGATAGTATTATATCTCGACTAGATCTCATAAGACTGTGTGGGTCGGGGGGAAATTTTCGCGGCGGTGGGGCTTGACAAACTGCGCGTCTTATGGTATACAGGCTTAGCGACACATAAGGACCAGCATTTATCAGTATAACACTACCATTATATTAAACTAACATATATTTAATCAAACATTAACCAAAACAACCTTTTATTTATCATTTCACATTATATGCTATGTTTCAAACAGTATATACAATAAATAAAATCATTATGTAATATAAAGAAATGTCTCAGGGCACTATCTACCTCATCATAAACAAAGAAAATGGGCACAAGTATGTTGGTCAAACCACTCAACCAATCAATAAGAGATGGCAACAACACATACAAGAAGCAAACAGAATGTCCTCCAAACCATTACATAGAGCATTTCGTAAGTATGGTGTAGATAAATTTATGATGAAAATTATTGATGAATGTGATGCATCTTTATTAAATGAAAAGGAACAATACTGGATAGAGCAGTACAATACCTTTGAAAGTGCAGAAGGATATAATGCTACAAGTGGAGGAAATAGACCTATCTTTAATCAGGAAACAAAAGATAAAATATCAAACACAATGTCTAATGTTGAGAGAACAGATGAATGGACTGATAATATAAAACAATCTCTTACTGAAAAAGCAAAAATAGAACCTTGGGGGTGTTTAACAGAAGAAAACAGAGGAAACGGTAAACACTCTGGTTTAAGAATAATGGGAATCAATATAGAAACAGGTGAGCAACGTGAATGGGAAAGTGTTCGTGAAGCAGCATATGAATTGACTGGTGATAGAAACAAAAACTCCAATATCCTCCTATCAGCTAGGAAAGGATATAGGGCATATGGATATAGATGGAAATTACTTGAGGATAAAACTAAAAAGAAATCAGTTAAAGGAGTTCATAAAAGAACCTGGGAAGAAGTTCATTTTGAAAGTATTAGTGAAGCGACTCGTATTATAGGTAATGGTACAAGAGGAACTGGTATTATTAAAAGTCTTCGCAATCCACACAAATACACTTGGAAAGGTTATTATTGGTACTACAATTAAAGAACAGGTATAATTTCACTCTCTTTACATCCTTGCTGCCTAATATACTTCTCCCAATGAGTCGCATCTTCAATATTATAGAAAGTTGCGATTTGTTTTGATTGACTCTTTTTCTTGTTCTTGATGTAAACGACTTGGTACTTCATAAGGTGATTCAATAAAAACTTCAATTACTGTTTGATCATTCCAATGTCTTATAACACCAGCAACAATGAAACCATTGGTAATCAAATAAGTTGCAAAAATAAAAGCACGGATGCCTGCAACAATATCAGACTCCTTATCACACTTGGATGCTTTCTCTCCTAATGCTTTTGCAAAGTATCTCCATATGCTTTTATTTTTCATAAGACTGTCGATTACCGTGAATAAGTTCTACTTCTTTCCATTGTTCTGGATATACCAATACACATACATCCTTTGCTCTCTCACTGAAACTTGCCATACAAACAGTAATGTAACTATTGGAAATAAACCTTACTGTTCCAGGCATTCCCCTATACCGAACTTCTAAACCTTCAGCGAATGATTCATACTTCATACAAATTAGGAATCATAAGTGACTTCTATACTAATGGGGAATTCAGGAATCATAAACAGCACGAAGACGATTGGGATTGTAACCTCTTTCTAGATAATCTTGAAGAAGTTGATCACACTGTTCTTTTGTGAGTTGAACTGCAGACTCATCAATCAGTTCCCAACCATTAGTAAACAATTCTTCAATACGATAAAGTTGTGTCACGTTGTAAATGCCTCCAGAATACCAGACTCATAATCATCTTGCAATGCAAACTTTTGTGCATTCACAACCCTTTCCATAATACGATCAGTGTAGCGATCATTAAAAGATTGCTCATTTGATAGGAGAGTAAATGCCTCCGTGTCAGATTCTGCAATCAGGTTAATCAGACCACCATACTCAGAAGAAGGAAATGGCACCCAGTAGTCAACAATATAAAGTGATTTCATTTTTTGTGTTTTAGGACTCCTTGATTTTAGTACAATGATTAGTGTTTGTCAAGCAATGGATTTGCCTTTCAATTTCATACTTAATAGGCAATAGATGAGAAGCAAAGAAACCAGCATATTCTCCGTCTTGTAGTAGATTGTAAATGTTCTCAGTTTGCTGTAGAGCAAGAATGAGTTTGATCTGTTTATTCATCAAATAAACTCCTGAATGTAATAATCGACAGTAATCTCAAGTTCGGCAGCTTTGCGTTCATAGAACATCTGAGCATAATCCTCTGCTGCCTGATAGTGCAACTCTTCTACCTGAGCGTGATTCATAAAATCTTCAAAAGCGTTCATAAGTTCTTCATTCATTTGCGACAGTTCTCCACAAGACAACGATTGTAAGATTCAAACATAGCATTATCTCTCTGAATTAGAAAGACATTGTATCCAACCAATGCAACAGCGGTCAGAACAAAATAACGGAATTTCATCAGCAGGCACCTGCCATAGGATTTACATTCACCGATTCAGTATTAAAGTCAGTCACTTCATAACCCATACCAATACGCTCCTCACACTCACGTTCAAAGTCACGTTTGGTGATACACTTGGTGCTCATCGTATCCACACCCTGAAACTTAAGAACTTTGTAGATGAATTGAGTGCTGTTGGAGATTGGATAATAATCAACAACCATCGTACCAGTGTTAGAAGTGAGTTGCATTGGGTGTCTCCCTCGATTACCTTTGTATTATAGGTCAGAAGGACGGCACCACGTCGTACCGTAGTCCAGTTTCCGAACTGTCCATCCGCTCCCAGTAGGAATACAGTTTATTATACAGTGCTGAAACACTTCCATACTCTCTGGCAATAAGGTTTTGTTCGGCAAGTTCAAGATTTTGAAGTGCAGATAGAATCACACCAATCTCCTGCACATTTAGATTTACAGTCATTTCAGTCATTTTTTAATCCCAACTTACATTTTGCAACAGAATACCTGGCATCACATAGGTCCATGTACCAAGACCATCAACACCACCAACTTTATAGTCCCACTTATATTCATATTTGTTATGACTGTCCCAGGTCATATATCCTTTCTCCTTATCAAATCGTCCCTTAATCGTCAACTTAAAACGATTGGAATAAATGTTACGAGTGCGAAGTGCTCCACTACTTTCACGAGTCTCAATCACAGTGCATTCATCCATTTGAAACTCTTGTTTTGTTTCCAGGGCACAGGGAGTTTCATATCGAAATGGGCGATACTCTTTCTTCTGCACAACAGTCTGAGACTGTGCAAATGCTGGAGAAGAACACAGCAGGAAAAGAATAGGAAGAAACTTTTTCATTTGAGATGTTTGATCAATTCAGTAAAGTTTGCCTTACCGTGCCATAATAGTCCAACTACTATGGTAAGGTCAAGTAGGAACAATATACCAAGAGTGATTGTGAGACAAAGACGGTCTTTATTCACCCAATGACTCTCCAACATACAGTAGCGTTGCCCTTACTTGTAGAAGAAATATGAGCAAAGGCAGCATAAGAAAGATCCAAATCAGCGTGACTATATGGACCACGATCATTTACTCTTACAATTACTTGTTTTCCGTTGTTTTGATTCGTTACCCTAATTTTACTACCCATAGGTAGATAAGGGTGAGCTGCAGTCCAACGATAAGCATCAAACCGCTCACCGTTAGCAGTTGTTTGCCCATGAAATCCATCTCCAATTCCGTAGTATGTAGCAATACCGCAGGCAAGCCCAGCAATCAGTGTTTCAACCATCATTTCAATTCAATACGATCAAATACTAGCATACCAATCTCAAAAAGCAACTCTTCATCCATATCACCCATGGCAGCACGAATACCTTCAATCACAGCACCGTGCATGTACTCTGCATATTCAGGATCTTCATAGATGTAGTTAATCACCGTTGGTTTGAGTGCATCGGCAATCTTGGAAATGGAATTGGTAGAGAGTTTCATGGTTTTACAGTTTGAATGAGAATTCGTTCTTTGGTAGTGCCCCGTGCTTTGGCAAGTTGTTCAATTGCTTCTTGACGGTGTTTTGGAAGTTGATCCCATTCTACTTGCTTTTCAATATAAGGTGGCGGAAGAAATTTATCAATCTTATAGCATACTTTATCCAAAGAGTTAGAGATAAATTCTGCAGTTGCTTGTGCAATTGCAACAGGACCAAGCACAATCAACCGAATTGCAACAAAATGTGGAATGTATTTAATGTAAGGATAGGTTTTAGTCATGGAGAATGTTCAGCATTTTTTGATGAAACTGATCTGCTTCCACTTCACATTGATGAGATTCAGTTGGATCATCAATGCAGTATTGTTTCATATTCAGAGTGTGCATTACATCATTAAGAAGTTCAGTCAGTGCATCAATCTTTTGAGTGTCAGTTGTCATTGTTGTACCACCTGATTGAGTTGATTTACAATTCGTTGTGCTTCTGCTGGTGACTTACATTCTTCTGCAATGTAACTGAATCCATTGGAGAATGTACGACGGATCTGATTACCTTCAGCAGCATAAGATCCATAGCAAGTAGGGAACTGATTCAGAAGAAAGCGAATCATCATTCTTCAGGGTAGAGTTTCCAACCATCGGGGTAAATCCCCATTTCTTCACATCGGCATTCATAAGCAATACGTTGTAGCAGGCGCAGATCCATAGACTCAACTGCTTTCACAATAGAGCGACGAATCTGCTTGTCTTGAACAGTGTCGGTAATCATGATTTGACGGGAGAGAGGTTGTACTTGTCACACATAAGGTCTCTTACTTGCTCACGATCATAACTGTCACCAAGAAAAGATTGACCTTTGATCTTGGCAATTCGCATCACATCACTGGTTGCCTTGCGAGCAATCGTGCGATTAGCACCCATAGGGTAGATGCCATCAGGGCCATAGAATTCTATCACATAATCAATGAAGTGGTTGAGTTCTTCCTTGGTCATGAGTGGTTTCCTTGATTACCTTGTAATTATACTGCCTGCATCAGGCGGTTAGGGAAGAACTGTACCACTTGTGGGACTGGCACACCTTGTTTTTCAATTAGATACTGAAGATATAGGGTTTCTTCTTGCTCCCGTGCCTCTACTTCGTGTGGTTGATGCCAATAGTCGTACTTTTCGACAGGTTCTTTAGAATAACACAATTTTCCGTATCGGATCCGCAGAGAACCCACTACCCACTGCCGCAGGTGCGTCAGTTCATGCAAAAGAGTTTGTATGTACATCTCCTCATCCATGTAAGTATCAAGTTCAATCAAAAACTCACGAGGGCGATAAGCATATCCAACCATGTCACAGTAACCATTTACACCTTCACGCTTCAAACCACGATGAAGAATCTCTAACTCAATCTTATGCCGTGGAAAGAACTTGTCTAAAAACCAAACGGAAACGTTCTCACAGAGGCGTTTAGAATAACCGTATCCATGATGCGTAATGTAAGACATGAACCCCAATGCAAGAACCAAATAAACGAAGAAATGAAGATCAGTTTGTCTTTAGCAGTCATCGGGCAATGATGTCCAGAGATTCCAACAGCATCAAAGCAAGTTCAACCTGATGGTCTTCATCAACCACAGGAATGTTAGCATCCACAAACTCACTTGCAAGTTCGTGCAGAAGTTCAGTCATTCGCTCATCAGCATAAGCAAACGTAGCAAACTCAGACTTGAAACCATTGGTCAAAAGGCGCAGAGACTTGGTGACAGTCAGTTCTTTGATTTCTTGAGCAGCGTCAAACATTTGAGGGGTGGTGTTGAACATGATGTTATTATAGGGCATCTGGGGTGCCGTGAAGCACCCACTGTGCCAGTTGTTGAAGTGGTCCATTCCAAGTAGCAGGTTTATAAATAATAAGAGAAGATAAAAATTTATGAACCATTATGTTTATTACTCGTATGAAGACTGGGGAAGAGGATATATCGGCATAAGACAATGTGAATGTAACATTTATGAAGATAAGTATCTTGGTAGTTATTATGATAAGACATTTAATCCAAATAATAAAATCATTTTGATTGAATGCTCTACCAGAGAAGAAGCATTAGAAGCAGAAGTTATACTTCATAAGTTTTATGATGTGAAGAATAATCCACATTTTGTAAATCAAGCAAATCAAACATCATCAAAATTTGATTATGATAATAGTGGAATACCTATGAGTGAAGAAACTAGAAAGAAAATAAGTGATACAAAGAAAGGACACTTAAAGGGAACAAAACAATCACCAGAACACATTGCTAAAAGAATAAAAGCAAGAAAAAATGGTGGCGGTTGGAGTAAAGAAACTGGCAAAAAAGTTAGTCAATCACTCAAAGGTAATGTTCCTTGGAATAAAGGAAAGAAAACGGGTCCAATGAGTGAAGAACAAAAGAAAAAAATAAGTGAAACGATGAAAGAAAAAGTAAAGTCCCGCCAAAGAAAAAATGACGGAACTTTTGGTTCATCGTCGGTATAACCAACCTCCCGCCCAATCTGCGTTTTTGAATGCCCATTCCCTTTCTGTAATGATAAGAAGATTACATCTTTCGCCCTTAGCAGGGGCTTTCCAAGATGCAGATTTCAACACGGAACCAGTCTGCTTGTCAATGAAGCAATGGACGCTCCTGCTCCCGTTAGCATTCATAATGATTTTATGATACTTACGACCAGTCTCAGGATAGAAGTCATAGTCACAAGTTCCCTGCTTCAGTTTCTCAATACAAGCATCATGATACTCCTCATTTTCAGTACGAAGTGCGTGAGACCGAATGCTGTAATCAATGTAGTTCTGCCGCAGTGCCTCACAGAGAGCATAGGTATGCCCCAGAACAGCAGCAGCGATGTCTTTCCGTGCCTCTGCAGCAGCGGCGTAGTCAGCGAAGGTGGTAGTCATCGGTTGGTTGCGTATGTGCTTATTATAGCGGCACCTAGGCACCGCTCAGAGGGTCAGTGTGCCAGTTCTGGATCTGGCACCCTATAGTCATCAGACTCAAGAATACCCATCCAATCTTGTGGATCGGTATTATAGATTGCAATTTCCCGCAGTTCATCCAGAAATTCAGACAGATCCATTTGAGTTCTCCAACTACATTTGTATAATAGCAAAAAACCCCTGCTTTCGCAAGGGTCAGTGTGTCAGTTCCTCAATTGTCCATAAAGGACAGAATGCTCTCGGTCTGGCTGTATATCCTTTCTCGTGTCATTTGGAAATATTCTGAATTCATTTCAATTCCAATGAAGTTTCTACCACATTGCTTTGCTGCAACACCAATCGCACCACTTCCCATACAAGGATCCAACACAGTATCACCCACATTAGAACTTGCTTCAATCAGTCTTGACATTAATTTAACTGGTTTTGGTGTTGGGTGATCCTTATAATGTTCTATTGGATTTCTCCACACCGCAGATTTACAGTGTTCATTAAATGTTGCTCCAGACTTCTTAGCAAACACACAATTCTCTATACTCGACAACCATATGTGTTGCCCATTCATTGGAGAAGGATTAGTTTTCTCCCATATACAATGTCTTACAGATAGACCGTGCTCTATTAGTCTGCTGCGAATATGTGAGACCTGAACCGATCCACAAAAGATATAAATGCTTCCAGAAGTTACACGAACTACCTCATCGATAAAATCGTCCAGAGGGAATGTAATAATATCTGCGTGACTTTTATCAAGATTTCTCAATCCACCACTCTTACGATTTACTTCATCGTATGGTATATCTGTAAGAGTAAGGGAAATGCTCCCATCAGCAAGTGACGGGAGCACATTCATACAATCATCGTTATAAAGTTTTACATCATTCATAGTTGAAAATTATTGTACTTGGACATACTTTAATTAGGCGATCCCAACTGATCGGAACACTGATAGTATTATAACTACCATTTTTGGCATACTTGCGATTTTTATCAGAGAAACGACGCTTTTCAAATCCCGCTTTAAGTTCTTTACGCATCACAAGTGCTGCTTTATTCAGGGCAGGAATAATATACAGTATAGCATCATTTACTTTATGATTACAAACTGCCCAACCAGGCACAGGAATCTTACTAGAATAAGGTCCAAAATCCTGACTGATGATCTCTGCAAGAAAATCATCATAAACGGCAGAGGTATTAAAGAATCGGATCTTCAAATCAATAGTAAAATCTTCTTTTTTATTTTTCCGTGTTTCGGAATCTACAAGATTCCAGGAAAAATCAATACCAGATTTGTTTTTAGCAATAGTTATAGGGTCACTACCATAGTATTCTTGAATTGAATCATAATCGATAGATAGACCCCACTTATCATCAAAAATAGCATTGAGTTGATGTAATACAGGAAAGTGCCTTCCATCATCAATAAATGATTGCTCGTTCCGTGCAGAAGTTGCAAAGTTGTGTTGCGTGTGATTTTTAAGAAAAGGGCGTTGAACTGAATAAGTCACTTGTTCATTTGGAGAGTAGGGACGGGCATTCCACCTTCGGTAGGAACATAGACGGTCACATTACCATTCTTACTACCATCTTCCAGTCCAGTGATATACAGATACTGAAGATACTCACGATTGTCCTTCAGACTATCACCGATGATTTGGTTTGCCTTGGCAACACCAGAAGCACGGATGATTTCAGCATCGGCAAGTTGTTGTGCTGAATCTTTCTTTGCTTGTGCTTCCAGAACCGCAACCTGACGAGTGTATTCTGCTTTCTGAAGTTCTGCTTTACCAGCAAGAGATTGTTGCCACACATTATACATTGGTCCACCAATAAACAGCAGAGCAATAACAACTACAAATCCACCACCAAGAACAATAGCAACAGGGGTGTTAGGGTCATTGTAACGAGTCATAATTTACCTCAAATAAAGTTCAGGGAGTAATCCAATCGTAACTACCAGGAGTTTCTACACTCTCAGACCCATCATACTCATCAATACGATAAGGACCAGAGACTTCTTCAATAGCAAGTTTAGCACACATTCCGTTTGCTTTGTCACCCAGTTCCTCTACAACTTGGACAAGAATGGGATCGTGACGGACAATATTATGGTCACTCCAAGTTTGTTCGGAATATTTTTTGTTGTAAGCAATTCGTTCTTCAATTGGCGCAGAGTACCAGGGTTCTGGTTTTACAGCACGTTCTTCAGGTGGAACCAACCAAACAGTGAACATATCAAGAGA